CTTCGTCTGGCACTATCGCCCAGCCTTCGTTGTCGATTTTCCATGCGAGCATGATGCACGAGTTCCCGCCATGCTCATACATCCACACATTGAAAGCGTTGCTACCAGGTTCGAGCGTGAGTTCGCCTGACATCATCCATGAGCAACCTTGGTCGTTCCAGTTGCCGAATGTGTTGCCGTCAATCTCCATCTCGCCACCATCATCTGTGGCAAGCATGAACTCTATGGTGTCGTGTTCAGGTATGTCGATGAAGCCTGTCATGTGGACCATGAACAGGTCATAGGTGCAGTCCTCGAATAGTTCGTAGTCGTAGTTGCGGTTGATGTTGTTCTCAACCTCTGTACCGCAAACTAAATATTCGGTGTCCGACTGAATCGGGGGTATTTCGTCAATCGTATAATAGGTGGTTTCTATCCCTAAAATTGGTTCAGCATTAACAGTTTGCGCTGTAAGCGCAAATAGGATTGCTGGTAGTGGTATGAGCCAGCGTGTTAGACGACTACGCCGAGACATACATTTAAAAAACTTTAAAACAACAATTTATTACAATTCTAGATTTTGCTTGCATTGGGCAAGTTGCGCTGTGATATAAACGAGCATCAAAAATTACAGCAGAATTAGGTTTTGGTGTTATTTGTTTAATGATTTTATTGGATTTATTAAATTTGTCAGGTGACAAACAATCATAGATAACAGTATCACCATCTGATTCATTTACATAATAGACAAGAACATAATCATTTTTTTGAACACTGTCAAAATCAACATGCGGACTTAATATGTTTTTTTCTTTAGTTGGCAGCAATAAATTTGTTTGCATGCGATAAATTGATTGAAAATTTAATTCGGTTTTTTCACATGCCAATAAAAGTACCGAAAGTCCAATGTCTGAAATTTTAGAATAAGGGGTTTCGTTTTCCCATAATGCGTGAAAAAGACCACCGTTTAATAAAGATTTGTTATTTCGGCTATCTACTACATCGGGCAAAAAATACCAAGGAAAATTGCGTACATCCAATACTGTTTGCAATAGTTTTTCATGTAAAACATTTGGCAAAACATTATCAACAATTACCATTTTTTTAACGGACATTCTATTGATTTAACACGGACTTTAATTTTCATAAAACACCCACATTCTTTGCATGTATAAGTTGGTTTAAACAACCTGTCACAACTTAAACAAATATTAAATCTATCAGATGGTGATTTATCTGATTTCATTTATTTATGAAATAAAATCTAACTCATCCCAAGATTGAGTTAACTCGTTCCATTCATACAAACCACTTTCTGGTTTTGGTGTTGGCGGTTGCCAATCATTATCGACATCTAATGTCCATGACGGATATGGTTGTGGCAATACAAATTCGTCACGAACACCATCATATTTGCATCCTATAAAAGCATATTGTTTACGAATGTTGTGGTTATAACTTGTTTGAATCCAATTTCCGCCAAATAAATTTTGACAAAATTGTATGCCTTTAGATTCAACTTCAACACCATCAACAAGTAACTCATTATTGTGGACGACAATTACTTGTTTTACAATATTGTTTTCGTCTAATTCAGCGAAGTGTGCCATTAAAAAGTAATACTCCCTGAACTTGTCCAGTCGTAGATATGATATCCGCCAGTATTGGAATATGTAGGTGAGCCAGTTGTACTTGCTGCTGCTGAATTACTGTCAAGATATCTAATAATTACTCTTCCAGCACCGCCACTACCACCAGCGCCACCGCCAGAATAATTACCCGTAGCACCGCCGCCACCGCCGCCTAAACCACCAGTTCCAGCACCACCACTACAGCCTTCTCCTAAACAACTGCTGCCACCTCCGCCAGAACCTCCGCCGTAACCTCCGCCGTCAATGTTGTAAGTTCCAGAACCGCCACCGCCATAGGTTACAGAACTTCCAGAAATTGAAGTAGCAGTACCGTTACCTCCAGAAGGACCACTACCAGCAGAACCTGTCCCTCCGCCACCGCCACCATAACTGACATCGCCACTATTAAAGCCATCATAACCCTGACCAGTTGTACCTAAACCAGCACCGCTGCCACCTCTAACACCGCCACCACAACCATGCGTGCCACCAGCACCAGAACCGCCACCACCTAAAGATGTTATAGTCGAAATAATTGAACCACTAATACTGCTAGATGAACCAGAACCACCATTAGTTTGATAGCCGCCACCACCACCACCACCAACAGTTATTGTTAAAACATTTCCAGCATTGGCTTCAAAAGGTGCTTCTAGTGCGCCACCACGACCAGAAACAGTCCCAGTTGTTGTGCGAAAGCCACCAGCACCGCCACCTCCACCAAAATTGCCTCCACCACCAGCGCCACCGCCACCTAAAATCATGTATTCAATAACATAAGCAGAGGCACCACCGCCACGAAAATAAGAATCAACCTGCAAACCGCTATTGCGATGTGTGCGTGGTGCTAAAGCACCACCACTAACAGCCTTACCGCCCGATGTGTTTCTAAAAATTCTAGCCATAACTAAAGTTATGCTATTTCGTTTACATAACCTGCAATACTGACAACATTTGCTGTTGCGCAAAACGCACGAACTATAAGAGCGGTAGCATTACCTTGCAAAACCAATCCTGGAACTATTAAATATAAACCGTTTTCTGCTTTAACGGTAAATTCAATCAAGTCATCAGGCGATGATACTCCGCCCCACTCAATAGTCAGTTTGCGGTCAGTTGTATCTGAGTTCACCGCATACAACCACACCTCGTGAAAATGTGCTGTGTTTGTAGGACCAGTATGAATAGTTGTGCCAGCCGTAGCGGTAGCAGCGACTTTAATCATTCGCCCATCAGTTGAACCGCTAAGGTGGTTTTTTGTAAAAGTTGCCATTGTTATCTCCTATGTTTAACCAAATATTTGTGAACTTAAAACCAATTGATCGCTATCACTAGCAAGGCCTGCTGGAAGAGCAGCCCAAGCAGCATCCGTACCATCAGAAGTTAGCACATAACTACTAGCACCGATAGCAATACGGGCAGGGTTTGTAGACGAATTTAATGTCAACAAATCGCCACGAGTCGTCAAAGTCGACGTGAACTCGTTTGCTTGATCAGCGTCAGTTGCGGTAAAGACTGGATAGCAAGTAGCACCAGCTGAGTGTGAACTAGCTGAAGTGCCATCCACACCACGAGTAATTGAAGATAGAGATCCAGTTGATCGAGAACCAACAAGAACTTTTTCTTCTGTTGACAAACCTGGATCGATAACCATGTGGAAAGGTCCACCTGCAGTTGTAGGCCAAGCAGTTACTGTGCCAGTAAGTGATGCAGTTGTATCACCAGAAGTAATAGAACTTGTAAGCGTGCAAGCAGGAGCTGCACCTGCATACGATCTCCTAGTTACTGCTGCCATTTATTCTCCTAATCCTGTACAGATCTCATTGTAACAACACAGACACCCTCAAGGTTCCACTTACCCTGGACGCCATCAAGAACTTGAAACTCCAAATCCTCTACGACCACCGAAAAGGTCTCCGTATTTTCTTGATAGTTTATCACACGCGGGTTTGTAACTAGGTTCCTTAACAGGGTTAGTTCGCTTTCTACATCTAGGTAGTATTCAATGCCGTTGATTACTTGTTGATGATGCATAAGTAGGGGCACTTTGAACACCTGGCTTCGGGCTGGGGAAGCGTAGGCTCGAGCCATCCAACGTGTTACGGTTGGGCCAGTAGTAGTGGAACCCCTAGTAAAGTCCAACCTAAAAGAAGCTTCGATAAATTTAGCTTGCGGACCAGTAGCAACAGACTCAGTAGCTGACGCAACATTGTGTGCTGTCATTGCTGTATACGTTCCAGTATCACTAGAGATATACGGAGTTACAGTACCAGCTAACGGGGTGCTGCGAATATCAAACTTAGCTACAAACTTTCTATCTGGAATTCCCCACCTGTAAATGCCAGTAGTAATCGAACCAGATGAAACGAGGTCTGTTGATTCGGCGTAAAGTCCTATACCAGAAATAGCAAACAATCGTTTAGAAGTAAATGTTCCCGCAGCTTGAACTGTGCCACCAACACCAGCCATTAAGTCTGATGCGTAAGCTGGGACGTTGACTGCTGTAAATGTTGAAAGATCTAACCGTCCAAGTCCTGATGTTGAAGCAGCAAAGTTTGACCAAGTAAACCAAACAAAATTACCTTCAGCAGTAAATTGATTTATGTTCCCACTAGTCAAAATAAGAGCACCAGTAGTTAAGTCTCCGTTGTTGTCTGCAGTTGCAAACCGCACACCTTTGTTTGTACCAATCAATACGCCGTTAAGATATGAACCGAGATGTGTTGGGATTTCTCCAATCGGTAAATCAAGTGCGACCACAGGTGTGTCCAGTACTGCAGCACTAGAAATTGTAATCTTGTAAATTGCCCCACGGTTGCCTGTAGATCCAGCTACGTAAATAGCGTTAGGGCCAGATGATGAACCTAACCAAACCCAGTCAGTTAGTGGATGTGTGTAGTCCGCAGCTCCTACGTTGCCAGTAGGATTGTAGTAAAGCTTGTGATGGTTTGTACTGTTACCGCCAGTAACAATAAAAAATCCTTTTGACAAATCCACGTAGCCAAACTCTTGACCATAAGCAACGTTGACTGGTGTGTGACTTGAAGGTACTTTCCATAATCCATACGAATTAGTTGTGCCTGGATACGTTAAGTAAATAGATGATCCGTCACTAACCATGTCACGTGGCGTACCACTAGGTAATCCAGTTACAGCTGTCCATGTTGGACTTGATGCATATGGGTTTGTTGAATAGTAAAGATGCGTACCGTCTAAGAAATAAACTTCTGTATCTGTTGTGGCAATCTTTAAGTTTGTGCCAGTAGCAGACTTTGACAGGGCCACAGTTTTAAGCAACGAGACCTGACCCTTAGTCCACGGATCAATACCCTGACTTGTATAAAACCTATAATCTTGTGCTTCTGCTGTGTCGGCATACTTCTGTCCAGCACCCAGATGCCACGATGATTCGCCACGACGCCACAAACCTTGTGGGTTAATTGCTGCTTCGCCTGGCGTGGTTGACTGATCAACCGAATCTCGAACCCTAGGTTCAAATCCACGCGAGAACATATTTGATTTGGAATCTACAAGAAACGGCCTTGAGTCAATTGCAACAGGAAAAATATCTGGAACCAAAGAACTACTTTCCTTTCCTGCAAAGTAAGGAACGGCTGGATAGTAGGCATCCGTATACCGTAGTACTAAGGACACGGATCATTCCCTTGTCAAGAATGTTGGGTATGACCGCATTAAGCGAGCAGCCTCCGCAATAATTCTGTCTCTCCGTAGTTGTCTTAGTGCTGTTGCGGAGTTAGTAATTGCGCCTGATGCAACCTCTTCTGCCCTACGGGTATCCCCTTGCGATTCAACAAAGTTGCGTTTAATTTCACGTGGCGCCATCAACCTAAGCTGTGTACCTACAACAACAATGTCCTCTACTGATTCCTGTATACCACAGTCTGTGTTGAGGTTAGTCGCCTCAGTAGTAACCGAAGCGTAAGGTGCTTTGTAAACAATACGAAGTCTGCCTGGGTATACAGCTTGATCAAACTTTAAAGCAAAACTAGAAGCAAAGTCATCTGTTGGCAGGTCGCGAACAAGTTTTACCTTACGAGCAACTGGATAGTCGTCGGTTAGATACCGAACAGATACGTTTAAGATGTCGATAACATCGGTAGCAGAAGTTAGATTAATCATTCTGTCTGTGCCGTTGTACGTAAAGTTTAATGTTTTGACTTGAAACAATCCATTGACTGGAGATGAAAGATCTAATACTTCATCATTGATGGCTTCAAGAACTTGTGCTCTTGGGAATCTAGGGTTAACAGTAACCAATGCGCCAGACGTATGCGCAGCTGCGGTAGTTCCGTTAAACCCACGTTCTACAGTTAATGTTTTTGTTACCGTATCAGCAGCCCAAATATAAAACACTTCGGATTCAATTTCAAAAATCTGCCCAGCGCGCAACCCTTCAAGGGCGTACGTGCAAACAATACTAGTAGCAGAACTGTTTACGGTAGAGGCCAGCTTGTTGCGAGCCTCCACCGTTCCAGATAAAAGCTGTCGCAACGCTTTGTTAATAACCGTTGCTGCAGTTGTCATTACTTCTTTTTCTTGGCTTTCATCTTCATCTTCATCTTTTCTTTCTTAGCCATTGCCATACCCTTTGGGGTGTAAGCAAATTCTTTTTTTCCTACTTTTGGCATTACTTGCCTTTCTTGTTCTTGTTTCGTGCGGATATTGCTTTAGCCTTAGACCGTGCATCCGCTTTAGACGAAGCACCCCAAGCCTGTAAAGATAATAGCAGTCTTGTTGGTCTACCTTTTTCATCTCGCTCAGGTCCTGGCATGTTCCCCATACGTGCAAGGAATGATGCTCGACGTGGATTGTCTCCTGCTTTAACAGGTGCTTTTAATGTCCCACCTTTGTATGATGCACGACCTTTTGCATTGAGTCCGCCCGCAGGATTCTTTCCTTCTTTGCGTTGCCATGCTGGTGATTTAGCCATTTATTTTCCTCTGTACTTTGCTGTTTTTTTTGCGATGTTTTTAGGTTGTTTAACAAACTGTTTGCCCTTTGCATTGCCAGCAGCTTTGGCTTTATTTGTCGCTGCTTTTTCTGCGGGAGTTAAAGCATTCCAAGCTGCTGAAGGTAGATAACGTTTCTTTCCCTTAGAAGGTTTACCGTCAGAAGTTCTCCATTTTTCTTGGGTCCACTTCTTTAGGGACTGTTGAGATTTAGCAAGCGCCACTACTTGTATCCCCCGCCAGCTTTTTTGTATTCACTTGCAAGCAACTGGGCTTTACGTGCAGACCATTCACCAGGGTCTCCACCTTTAGAACCAGCCTTAATTTTGTTAAACAATCTCTTACGCATTGCTGGTTTGGTGTAGTTACCAGCAGCATTTACTTTAGATTTGTTTTTCATTTAATACCTATCCCTGTCTCGACTTGCCATTTATGTTCTGCTTTTTTTTCAACTTCGGCTGAACCATCAATTCGTTTTGGTTGCAAACCTTCCTTCCTTAAACGCTTATAAGCTGGCATATCTTTCTGCCAGTTTCGTTCTACCTTATTTGTTTGCTCTACTTGCTTCCCACGAGTTGTGGTGCTATTAGTGCCCATGCGAATATTCGCAATGCGACAACCAAAGCAACCATCAACATCTAAATCGGGATGGGTTTCTGCATGCTTCACGTTATGTATGCTCCGTATCCAGCTGCTGTTAAGTCTGCTACTTCTTCATCCGTTAATGGAATTACATGTGAACCAAGATAAACCTTAACAACGGTGCCGTCTCTTGGATCATTAATTGTATACGAACCATCTTGTAATTCAAAGAGGTTCTCTACTCTTACGCCGTTAGGTAGACGAGCAAACAATCGTTTGCGTGGTTGCCAACTAATTTCTGAGTATGCTTCGACAAAAGCAAAGTTTGTGGTTTGTGGAACCCTAAACATACGGGACTTGACCCACGTAGCGTTTTGACTTACAGCGCCAACACCAGATCCTGTAGCCGTTCTAGGAAGCGATTCTATTGCGGTGGCTGTCTCAGTACCCAAACCCGATCCCGACGCAGTACGAAGCCACACAATGCGTTTGGTGGCATTCTGTGTACCCACTCCAGATCCCGCAGCTGTCCTGATGTTGATGACGAGTCTTACTGCTGTTTGCGTACCAGCCCCAGAACCTGTAGCTACTCTTAATAGACCACGAATAAATGTCGTTGACGAAGTTCCAGTACCACTACCTGTTCCTGGTCTAGCGAAAATTAAAAATGGGTCTGCTTCGCCAGACCCAACGCCAGAACCCGTAGCTGTGCGTGCCAAAACTTCTTTAATTGTGCTAGCTGATTCCCCAGCAGCACCAGAACCAGTAGCCGTTCTAAGTGTAATTATTAATCTGGTTGCAGTTTCTGTGCCAAAACCAGAACCATCAGCAGTTCTCTTAAGTACTGGAGCACCTAAGTAATAACGTCCGCCAGTTAAATACGGGAATGAATAATCGGTATACGTACCAAGACGAAGTTGGTTAGAACCCGAAACACCAGTTACTTCTGTGCTAACTCCAGATCCAGTAGCTGTACGCGAGTATGTACGTGCGGGAACAAAGGTACTGCGATAGTACGGACGTGTATCTACATACGCTTCTGTGTAGCTAGTTACGATTTTGGATATAACGACAGGATCGTTTGGATTAATGTAAAACGCGTCAGTTCCACGGTATGGCTCAGTAAAACCTATAACTTCTGTTAATGGCACAGGGTTAACCCCCTACCGACTAGTCGAGAGACAGAGTAAGCGAAGTAATTTGAAAAGTATCGCCAGCGGTAACAGCAGCTGATGCAGATAGTGCACCAGTCCACAAAGCATTACCCGCAGTTGACGCATCCCACAACGACCAATGTGTATAAGTTTCTGTAGTAGAAACGTTAGTCCACTCAATAGTTGCGCTAGTTGCGATAGAGCCAGATGCAGCAGTAGCCCAAGCAGCAGATTTGCGTGTTGCTTCTGTAGCAGCATTTGATGTTGCTGCCTCACCAGGATCACCAGTATGCAACTTTACATAAACTGTTGTTGGCATAGTCCAAGCAGTTTTGCCTGTGGTATGTTCCAGAATTTTTAGTTCAGCATAATTAGAAATTGACATAAGAACCTTTCAACAAAAAGAGTATAGCAAAACCCCCCGCCCAGATGAGGAAGGGCGGAGGGCTTTGACTAATTATTAGACGGCGTTTGCACCGATGCTTGAAGCCGATTCGATTCGACGAAGCGAAGCCTCGCGGAAGCGACCGTAGCCACCAAGCCAGTACCAACCGAGTGGTTGCAGACGCATCAAGATATCTGTGACATTGCCACGGACAATCTTCGGTGTTGCGCCATTGCCATCTTGTGTGCTGAACGCCTTAGCAAGAGCCTGACGACCCATGATAAGAGTTGCATACGAGTCTCCCGTACCTGTTGCACCTGCGCCGTTGAAAGCGTTGAGGAACACCTTGGCACGTGGTGTCTCGATGAATCGTACCGATTCAAAGAGGCCGATCTCGCCATTGTAAATGCCTTCTGGGTTTACGTAGTTAGCTGGTGTACGCCACGATGCTACGTCGACTGCCGAACGGAAGTC